CTCAGCAGCCGCAGCCTGTGCTTGATCTAAAGAAAATCCTGCAGCCAACATAGAGTCTATAATGCTCTGTCTTCTGCTTGCATTGTCCGCTTCAAAGAAAGCAGCGTTTTTTGCGCCTGCTATGGCAGCATCTTTTTTCTGTTGAGCTAGTGCATCATCAGCACCTTTTAATGTGCCACCAATGTTTGCGGCTTTCGCTGCTCCCAACAAATTAAAATCATCACTTCCTAAATTACCAACGTTACCAAGTTTCGCACCTTGTGTTAGGGCTTTGTCTAAACCAACTCTAAATTTACTTGGTGCCTTTAAATTCATACCACGAGCTGTTGTGCCTTTATTTAAAAGACTACCAGACTCGTATCCACCAAGAGCACCAAGTCCACCTGACAATGCAACTGACAATGGTGATATACGATCCGATGTTAGTGCTTGTGCACCTACATCAACAAGTGCTCTTCCTAAACCGCCGGTAACCATTGGGTTACTTAAAGCCGTACCAAGACCTCCAAGTATACCGCTTTTCGCAGCAAGACCTGCTCCAAATTTGCCAAGCATGCTGCCCGCAGCTGGGCCTAAGAACATACCCGCAACAGCAGGCACAAAAGGCCTAATCTCTTTTGGTATTATCTTTTTTATAGGTTTAGATATTTTTTTAACCGCTTTTTTAATAAATGATCCAAATCCAAATTGTGGTCTGTCTGCTAAATTTGCTAGTCCGTATTGCATAATTAATTGTCCATATCAATAATGTGAGTAAGCAAGCTGGCTACGCTTGTTAAAAAGCCTATAGATTTTTTAAATTTATATCCTTTTACCATAAATTGCAACTACGATTCTGAGCCTACAGCAGGCATTTTAGCCACCTTTATATAGACACTTCTAGAGATATCTTCTCTTTTAGTGTCAGTATCTGGGCTATCTACATCAGCATCACCCTCTGCATCAGAGTCATACTCTTTACCTGTTTTTAAGTTTTTTAATACCACCGTAGTGTCAACCTTTACTTGAGCTATTTTTTTGTCGCCCTCGTATAGCCATGCTACTGATCCTGGTTCTTCAAACGCCATAGTTCCTCCTTACTGAAACTCTCTTTTTATTTCTAAATAAGAACAGACCACGTGCAAATCGTTTGCATTTTCAGCCTGTACTTTTAACTCTTCATCCTCATTCATGACCAACGAGTTGGTCAATAGTTCTACAGTTGTTTTAGCAGATATGTCTTTTTGTTTAAATAAACTAAATACAGTATTACCTGTATTTAATAAAGTAACTGTTATCTCGCACGCATTACTAGCGTCATCATTAGATACTAATATTGATTTTACAATAGCTGTGCTTTCTGCAGGCACAGTATATAGAACTGTATCGTTTGTGGTTGTAAGGTCTACTTTTGAATTTTTAAAACTATTTGACATTAGGAAAAAAAGAAAGCCTCCTGCTCTTGTTCATCTTTTAACACTTGTTGATATGTTGTATTTAATTGATCAACCACACCTGTAACAGCTCTGTTAATTTGTCTTTGTGTACTAACTTCGTACTCATCTTTTGGTTCCGGCAATCTAACTATTACTCTTGACATTATCTAGCTCCATCCGGTTTTACATCCAACATCAAAGTTCCATATCTCCAAGATTCATTTGCAGCTGTGTTTTCTATTTTTACATTAACATAACGACCCCTAGCTCTTGTATCTTTTTTAGTGGTGGACGAGTTTATAGTAAATGGACTATTTGTTGATGATGATTCTGTTTGTGACGGAAATCTTTTTACAGATAGGGTTACATCTGCGTTTCCGTTCAAAGCTTTAAAATCAGGTATGAATCTACTGACAGATACAAATATGTCACCAGCCCCAGCTTGTGTCTGTAGATCTAAATCATAAGACTGTAAGTTTGATGTTACTGTTGTTACAGACCCATCTTCATTTACTTGGTCTGTTCCTATTTCGTGTTGGAAATATTTAGTTTGTCCCAAACCAACTTGTCCTTGAACCACAGGAAAAGTCCCTGTGCCAGATGTATCAAACTTAGTTGCATATGGTCTTTCGTATATTTTTGCATCCATCCAAGATGATCTTGATTCTGTAGACAGTGCCCATACACCTCCAGGTACACCTTGCGATTCTGCATAATTATAAGATACACCTTTATTATTAAAATCACTATCTGCTGGATACCACCATACTATTTCTGAAAATAAATTATTTAACCCTGCTGCTATCTGTTGACCTTTTGTAGAATCTAAATTGTCATAGACCTCATCCTCCACAGAACAAGGCAGTGTTTTAACTGTACCATCATACAATAAGAATCCTTTAGAACTCATCCAGTATGCAACACCATCAACTTCAACCGCAGCGTTACGGCCTATCAAACCACAGTTTGTACCCACTTGTTCTACACCAAAATAAAAAGGTGAGCCTATGTATTTCATTGTGTACAAAGCATTGTCTGTAAACACAAGAATACTTTCTTTTGCTTTTAGTGCGCCTACAATCTTTGTGCCATCTTGTAGTCTAAGAGTTCCTGCTGTGTTTGTAGAAGTTGGTGTAAATGTGTTTATGTCCTCTTGCACAGAGAAACGTATAAACATATCGTCTTGTGTGCTTGTTGTTCCAATAGTTGTTTCAGTTCCAAGATGTATAAGGTGTCTAGCTGTAGGTGATATTAATGTTATCCTTGATGCTGTAGGATTGTTACTTGTTGCAAAACCACTTGTGCTTTTTGATGCTCTAACTGTTAGTCTATTTGATGCTGATGGGTTCCAAGTAAATGTTTCACCGTTTGCAATCGTTGCAATCAACACTTCACCAAAGTTATCTAGTGACCATAAACCAGGTTCTAGTGTTGTTTGGTTTGCGGGCAAAGCTGTGCCCCAACCACTAAAGTCTGATGCATCCGTTACGGTTGCACCATCAGCATGAGCTGCAGCCGATGTTCCAAGAGCACCCCTTGTAAGACCCGTTAAGTTATTAGTAGATTTACCTGTATATGTAATTAGTTCTGTGCCAATAGCTATAGTTCCAGCACTTGGAAAAGCAGTGCCACTAGTTAAAGTTAAAGTAGTGTCATTATTTGCAAATTCTGCACCTTCATTAATAGTTGTAGTTGCAGCCGTTGATAAAGTACCACCCCATGCGCCAACACCCCAACCATATCCGTATGTTTGTTTTTGTGGACCAACTTTTGTAAAGAATTCTACAGTCGTAGAACCTCCTGTTGATACAGTTGCTCCTGCAGCAGCTGTTGATGTAATTGTAAAAGTAGTAGAACTTGGAACAGTTACAACCATAAATGTTTTGTCTTCAAAGTTTGATGCACTAAGCCCCGTTCCACTAGGCAAGGTTACTGAGTCAAGCAAAATAATATCTTCAGCCGATAAACCATGTGCTGATCCTGTTGTTATAGTTACTGATGTTGAGTCGTCTGTTGTTGCAAGTGTGCAACTTGTTTGTTGTCTTGATGAATCAAAAGGTGATATGTCATACAATTGACCTTCAAAGTATAAAAGTAAAAACTTGTCTGTGCCTAATGCAACATACCTGTTACCTGAAATATCTAAGAAAGGGTGTTGGCTTCTAACTACACCAACAATACTTTCGTTTACAAGTGACGACCAACCACCAACTTTTTCTGGTAGACCGTATCTAAAACGCACGTTGTCACTATCGATCCAACGATTCTCTGCACCTTTAGTTGTGTTTTGTTTATCTATACCTGGTGTAATTTTAAAATCAATAAGAGCCATGTAAACCTCTTACGTTCCAGCAAAGTGTTTCTTCACCCAACCTTTTGTTGAATTTGCATATACAAGTGTAAAGTTTTGTCCATTTGTACTAACAACTAAATCACTAGCGACACCTTGAATAGGTTGACTGTTTCTACCTATGGTTAAATTGTTTGATCCAAAGTTTAATTTACCATCTATAAAGTGTACTTCATTACCTACAGCAGGACTTGCCGGTAGTGTAACAGTTACCGCTGCAGAACTTGTGTCAACAATAACTTGATCATGATTTACAGCAGTGTACGCATTACTAGTTGATATGAATCCGCGTTCCGTGATGCCTGTTATAACATTCGTGCCATCTACAATCACGAGCATTGTAGATCCAACAGGCATAGTGACACCTGTGCCTGAACTTGTTTTAACTGTTATTGTGTAATGGTTCGTGCTTCTAGTAGTGCCGTCAATTACAAGATAGGTTTTTTCACAAGAATCCGGGAATATTAAACTTCTATTCGCGGTCATCGTTCCTGTAAGCTTGATGACTTTGTTACGACCA